ATACATGATATTTCTATCAATTAAGTCTGCTGTGGTAGTTTTTTCATCCAACACAACTCTAAAATCTGAAAGACCAAATCGTGCTTTAATGCTTCTTAGGAACGGCTCTACTTGAGATTCAAAACGTCGCCAAGTGGTTCTTACATTCTGGTCAAAGAGTAAGTTTCTAGCAATGCTTGAAATTCTCTTTTTTGCCAATAACATAAGGCGTCGAACATTGATTCTGTCAAGCGCTGAAGGTGTTACTTGGAGAGTCTTTTGTCCTAAGATAACCAAACCTTCATTGGGAAACTGACCAATTGGATTAATGTTTGCTTCATAGAGTTTATCTCTATCTGGCTTAGACAATTTATCTTTAATTCCAACTACATCCAAACCTGCAACACCTCTGGAAAGACCGCCTCGATTGAATCCTGCTGGAGCAAACCAAGGTTCTGCATTTTTATCTGTGTTTGCAAATGTACCCAAAGCAACCACTGAAGGTGGAACGTCAACCGTAGTATCTGAATAAATGTCTCTGATTTTAACCCAAGGATAAAAAGAACATCCGTAACTTGAATTAATTCCACGGTCTCTTAGGTTAGAGATAACAGTATCTACATTCCCTCTTCGACTAGCCTCAGTTGAAGTGTTTTCAGTTGATGGAACATAGTCACCCTTTAGGTCAATAATTGCCAAAGAGTCAGCCCGTTCTTCTGCAATATCAAGAATTCTTCGAGTCAAAGATTCATTTGTGATTCCTGGTGCAGAAATTAATTCATATTCAACCACTTCTGGGTCTGCAAGAGATTCAATGCAACGCTGAACACTGTGATAAGCATAATTTGTTGTTTCTGAACCACCTTCCAGCAGAGTGTTTCTAAACGGTTCTTTCTCAGTAATGTCTAAACCTTCAAAACCACCATAAACAGGCATGGTAAATTTATTAAAACCTGCTGTTAGAGCTGATTCATAAGAAGACGTAGCCAAAGTTGTCAAAGGTGAACGTGAACCTGTTGCAGTTAAAGAAAGACCTGATTTTCTTGAACCACTTTCATAAAAAGCATCTGCTAACATTACTGTTCCGTTAGATGCTGATGCTTGTCTCACATCATCTAAAGAAAAATAATAAGAATATTCTGTGGCTGCATCACCTTCTTCAATATCATCGGGCAAAGCACGAACAATGTCAATATGGTCTTCAGCTAAAATTCTATTACTTCCTTCTCGATAAACATCAATTCCAAAATAAGCGTTGAACGGAGAAGTTGAGTTTACAGAACTAGCTGAAACAACCAACTTATGAGTCGGAAACTGAACAGAAGCGGAAATACCTGCTAATAAAGTTGAACCACCGGGTTTACTTAGTACAATTCCACCTCCCAAGTGACCTGCTGAGCCACTAGCTGCGTGAGGCGAACTACCTGAACCAACAGCGTAAAGACTTTGACCTAATGCTAGATTTCCAGCCTCTAGTTCTTTTGTATTGAATGCTCCAGTGCTTGTTAGGGTTACACCGTGGAAACGTGGTGTACCATAGAAACCAAAAGGAAGCAAACGAGGGTCTGTTAAACCTTCATCAACTTCTGTGTTCATTTCTACATAAAAGAATTTAGAGCGATTTACATAATTTCCATATTCAATGAAAACTCTGTTTGTATAATCCCATTCCATATACATATCACCAATCTTCTTAGCAATATAATTGTTTGAATTAGGATTTAAATTACATTCAGTAAATCTTTCTACAACTTTTTGAGATTGGTCGTTATCATCAACTCTTCGAATTTCAACATCAAACTTTCCATAAGGGTCTGAAAGATTCTTGGAAGACTTGACGTTTGAAATAGAAATCTTTAGATTTTTTTGACACCATTCATCAGGCGTTAAAGTCTTTAATCTAAACAACTTAGTCATTAATTCAGGCTGATAAGTTGAGTAATTATTAGATAAGTCTTGTCCAATAACCCAACCAGTTCTTGCTCTTTTTGCTTTATATCTAAAATCTCCACCATAACTTGAATTAGAAGAAGAAATTAGTGGCAAAATCATTGCAAAAACCGAACCTGTGACTGAACCAGAGGGAACTTGTCTTTCTACAAAGTTTTCAAAAGTTTCACCTAACCAATATTGTCTATAGTTTGTACTTGTAGAGTCAATCACACTGCTGTTTGTTAATACTGGATTTGTATTGAAAACTTTACGAATAAACTTGTCTGAATCAGGTTGAAAATTGAAAGACGCTGTTGTTGCAGTTGAACCTTCTTTAATGACAGCCGTAAAAGTTTTGTTTACATCTGTATTTTTATAAGGTTCACAAGAACCTGAATTTTCATCGTTTGTGTTGTTGATAGAGTCTGCTGCTTCACCTTGCAAACGAATTGAAGAACCTTGCTTAAGGTAAAAGATTGCTCCTAAAGCACCAGTCATTTCGGCATTTTGCTGATAATCTGTTAACGAACCTGAATTAAAAACAAACAATCCATAAGCACCAGCGTTTGATGCTTGAACTGCATTTGGAGCATAATTTCCATCTTGCGGCCAACCAGCGGCACCTGAAGTTGTTGCTTGTTCGTGTTGGTCTCCCAACATCCTTACAATTGTTACGGGACCTTTGGACTTTAGATAACCATAAGCACCATAAGCACCATAAGTTGGAGCAGTGTAGTTACCATCTCTCCAAACATCACCATTCAAGCCATTTCCAGGAATTGGTTCTCCAAACATTTCAAGCAATTCTTTTTCATCGTTAACTTGAACTGGTACAAAAGCTGGACCTCGCTTAAAACGACCTACAATAGCTGAACCAACTTGTTCAGGTTCTTGTGGTCTTGCTGTTAAATCAACTTCAGCGGTTTGTACTGAAGGTGAAACAAATCTGTATTTTGATACTGACATTCAATCGAATCTCCTTTAAAATCTTATTTTTTCACTAATTAGTTTTTATTATTTCGACTTATAATTTTCTCAAGCGAGTTCCGAAACTATTATTGTTTTCTTCGTTCAATATTGTTCTTTCTCTACCTATTTCAAATTTAACAGCATTTTCTCTTTTGGTAAAATAAGGATATTTTTCGTTATCTGCTTCGCCCATTAAATAACCAAGAACCCTAAAGTTAATCGTTGTTTCGTATTTTCTTTCTTCTTGATTCATGTTTGAAATATTGTTATTATGAGAAAAATTGTTTTCAAAGAAACACTCGAAGTTATGATTTTCATGAGATATTGTAAATGAATTAATTTGACCTGAATAAACAATCAAAGGTTGCATCAACTCATTCATTTGTTGTTGATATTCAGTTCTTAATGTTATTTCATACATAACTTTTATATAAACTGGAATTGGCATAAAATAAGTTGTATAAACTGGAATATGTTTTTTCTTTGTCTTGAAATTTACCTGACTATTTCCTGTTCCAGAATTCAATCTAGCAGATTGAGCATTGGCAAACTCTGATGTTTTTTCTTGATTAAGAACTGAGAAAGTTGGAAAAACACCACCTTTATAATCATTTAATTCTTCTAAATGAGCCTGAAAACCACCTTTAAAAGCAGGGTCTTTATCGATATTCTTTCTTTCGATTGTGATTCTAGGAAGAATTAAAGCACCTTCTTTGTCTCTATTTTCAGTTTGTTGTTTAATTTGCGCACTTCTTTCGCCTGTAACCCAAACAACAGGTGTTTTCTCCCAACCTTTATTTGTGTTGGAGTGAAGATTCATTTCTTCTGAAAGCCATCTGAAGAAAGCGTAATCTATTGTTTCTATGGTTGATGGTTGAAAGAAAATTGGCTTATCTTTTTTTACCCTATCCAACTTGTACCTTTCCATTTTTCATATTCTTTTTCTAATATAAATTGATATTGTCTTATATTCGCATCGTCACCATGACGGTCTCTTGGGTCTTTTGCAGTTGGTTTTTCCACCAAATGTTTGTATTTATTATAAATTTCTTGTATTGATTTTTTGTTATATTTATTTTTTCTATTTTGATAAAAAATGTGTCTCAATTGTGCTGGCATAATAGACATTACTTCTGTAGTAAAATCAGAAGTGTCAATAATTTTATCACCTTTTTCAGCAAGAAATTCATTAAAGTCTTCGTATTTCTCTTTAAAGTCAATTGGTTTGAAAAACCATGTGCTTGGGTCTGACAATTTTCTTTTTTTTGCATACATCCAATTGTACATCCTAGCCTCTTTTATTGACTTTTTTACTTCTTCTTTTATAACTTTTTCTATATCCATTTGCGCTTTTGGTAAAAACCTCTTTGCATGTTTAATCATGTTTTTGTATAATTCTTTATAAAATACCCAAAAAATATCTTTTTTATTATTTTCTTGAATATAATTTTTGTCATAACCATATAAAGTTCTTATATAATCTCTTAAAACAGAAATATAGGGTTGTTTATCTCTTTTTGCTTGTGCATATAATTCTCGAACAACAGAATCTACTTCATTTTCATTTAAATGATAAGAAAAGTGTTCAATATCTTCATCATCAACTCTTTCAATATTTTGTAATAGAAAATTATATAACTTTATGCTTTCTAACGAAATGCTTTCTAGTTCATATTCGTTGTATTCCAAACCTTGTTCTTCTTGATATTTATGATTTATTTCATGAATCAAAACAGTTTTCAATCTTTTTACAAAAAACTCTATCTTGTCTTTTGTCAATTCGTCTAATTCCACAATAACTTCTATGGAACCATGTTTTTGTGTTGGCAAATAACCATCTTCTGAAAAATAAAAGCCGTAAATATCAATTAACTCATCATTTTGTTTTTCAAAGTATTTTTCCGGGAAAATAAAGAGATTGCATAAAATTTCATCATCTTTGTATTCAATCCATTTACAAGGCATAGATTTACCATCATTGTATTCTTCTAAAGGTCTATAAATTTCTTCCCAATCTTTGTTTTTGATTTTTCTAATGAAATATCGTGTTATTTTACCTGCTAAATGCTCACCCCTAGCTTCTAACAACAAACTATTCCGCATTAAATAAACTCTCTCTTGAACGAATACAATCAGCACTTATCTCAAATCTATGGTCAATCTGACCAAACAACTGTCTTGGTTCATTTAAATTAACAATTTCGTATAAAAACTCACCATATAAAACAAAATCACCTTCTCTAACATATAAATTCTGGTCTTCAGTTAATCGTCTTTTATGGAAATTAACTGTTATTTGACTTACTTTATCTAAATCCAACTTTGTTGTATTTGTTGTTTGACCTTTCCATGTCACCATTGCATAAATCCTTATCGGTGACAAAAAATTCTTCTCAATCGCTTCTCCATACAAAGGATGATAAGATGTTGTCTCTTGGTCAATCGGATAATATAATACCTGCTGACCAAGAACCCTCTCTTGCAACTCTATATTAACTTGCTTAACCAAATCCCTCTCAGCTTTACCCAAAAACATTGGCGGTGGTGGAGCAGGTTGGTTTTGTGACTTAGACATTTATATTATCATCTCTTTGAATAACTCTAATATCAATTCTAACAACGATTTATGAAAAAAACATATCAAACATCATATAAGCAAATAAAGTGCTTTAGAATTGATTTATGTTGAAGTTTTTTTTATAATAGATTTGAATATGGTTTATGGCTGAGAACTTCTAAATAATAATCAACTTCTTTTGGATTTAATCTCATTAACATCATAGACATTGTATTAAGAGCTTTTTTTGTTGCATTTTCACCATAATTTTCATAGATTTCATCTAAAACTGCACTAAATTGTTTTAACCTAGAACGTAAATCTTTGTTGGAGTTTTTAGATAAAGAGTTTTTTAGTTTGGCAATAGAATTATCTAAGCCATTATAGTTTTCTTCTTTTATAAGAATCTTTATTTTCATTATGTTTAACCCATATATATAAACATCGGTGCTTTACCCAATGTTTTGTTTACATTGTCTGTCTCATTCGCTCTTATTTCAGAAATTTTAGCATAAGTTAATTCATCCAAAACTTTATTCAACTCTTCTTTTAACTCTCTTTTTTCATCTTTGCATTGATTCATTAAATCAGAGTGGTTCAGAGTTACACTTTCACCTGGAATTGGAAGAGTCTGAAATTTACCCCTGTTTTGAGCAAGAATACATTTGCAAGTTGCCAAAGCATAACGCTTAATCCAATGCTTACCCATGCTGTTTATGCTCTTGTACGGTATATTTGAAAAAGGCAGTGTATTAACATTGTTTACACCATCAACGCCTGAGTTTCCTGAATCTCCGTCTAACAATGGATTTTCGTCAACAGCAAATTCAATCCAAATGTTTGTAAAAGAACCGTCTGGTGCAGGATAAATCCTTAATTGATT